AATTGGAAATAAGTCTTTAAATTTTACATCTCCTACGGTTCTATAGTTTGAATTTAAAATACTTAATGATCCGTCACTATACTGCTCCTTTAAATCACGGATTCCATCAGAGTTAGTTGTTTGATTTTTAAATTGTTGTGTAGTTTCTGGAAATCCTAAACCAGTAATCCAATTATGAATTGACATATAGTTTTCAAGATTTTCATCAACTAAAAATCTAACGCTTAAATCACCATAGGTTATTTTCTCACCAGGTACATCAAGATCTTTGAGATATGATGGTTGAATTGCTGTACCTAAACTTAATTCTGGTATTCTTGATGAATTACAAAAGAATGAAACTTTTGGATACTTTGCCAGTGTAAATTTAAATCCGACTGGGGATAAAAAGTTTCTATTCTGTATTTGATTACTAAATGCTGACGCCATCGCGTTTTATTTTTATTTAGATAAAAAAAGAGACCCTTTCGGGTCTCTTGAATGGAATTGTGAACCTGATGGATCACATAAGGTTTGCGACCTTGACTCTTCTGTAGTAAACGTTGGAGTTTCTTGAGAGAACGCCAGGATCGGTGAGGGTAGCACCCTTTGCGAATGGGTTGGCAACAATTCCATAACGGGTCTTGAAGCCAATCTTTGGCTGGAAGGAGTTCTCGCCAACGGCACGTACCATCTGAAGAGGTACATAAGGGCAATAGAACAGACCAGCATCATAAGGGGAAGAACCCTTATAACCAGCAACATAGTACTGGGTTGATGAGTTGTTAGCAGCGTATGGGTCAATGTATACGCGATACTTACCAGCAAGAACACCTGCGAAGGTGTTGCCAGTGTCATCAACATTAAGGTTTGCGTTGAGTGCTGGGGTGTAATCAAGAACACCTGCCATGGTGAGTGCCGAAGCAACGTCAGCAGAGCAGAGGATCATGTTGCCCTTTCCTCTACGAGTTCTTTGAGCGATCTGGTTGGCATCACGCTCGATCTGGAAGATCAGACCTTTGAACTTCTCAACAGACCAACGACCGTTGGAGTCAACGTCGAGGTCAAAAGTACCAGCGGTTGCTACGTTCTGGGTTGCGCCAGTTTCAGCAACATTATAGATGGTACGGATAACTTCGCGGTTGATTTCAGCGAGGATTTCAGTTGACAGAATGTTTGCCAACTCAGCCTCGGCATTAAGACCATGAATTGCCTTAAGGTCTTGTGCGAGTTCCAAGCTGTACTCAGCCTTCAGTGCTCTTGAGCGAGCGGTAACGGTGACTTTCTCAATCGAGAATGCCATTTCGTTGAAAGCAGGTGAGCTGTTAAGAGCTTCTGCTTCATCGGTACGCATACCTTGACCTACGTTGTAGGTAGTTGCGGTTGCGGAACCGATTGGGTTCAGAGCACCTGGGTTGGTGCCTGACTGTGCGGTAGTACCAAGACCAACGCTACCATCAACCCAACCATCGGTTTCAGCGAAGGTTGAACCTTGACCAGAGAATGCGGAATCTACTTCACCGTAGAATGCTTCCGAACCAGACTGGTTGGTGTAGCGTGAACGCATTGCGAAGATGAGTCCAGTAGGACCGTTCATTGGTTGAACGCCAGCGAGGTCATAAGCGACCAGGTTAGGCATTGAGCGTCTGATCAGGGAGATCAGAACAGGGTCAAAACCAGCAACAGGCGATGAAGCACCAGCAGAGAAACCTGCGTTGGCACCGGTGTTGGTGTTGACAGTTGGGGTTTCGTAAAGGAACTCACGCTCTTCGCGGAGTGCTTTTTCTTGGTTCTCCAGGAGAACGGCAGTTACCATTCTACGATGTGAATCTTTGATTGGATCAAGACCTTCGTAGTCAAGGAGTGGTGCCCACTTCTCCTGCAGATGTTCTTGGTTGAACATTTGCATTTGATTTTACCTCTTTTGAAAAAATTAGTTTGAACTATAATCTAAAAATCACTTTTTAGAGACTCTCTTCAGGCTCTGAAGATAGGATTCCATTAAACCAGAAACTGGTTGATAATCGGAGTTTGTGCTTTCTTCAGAAAGATTTTCTGAAGCATCTCTTTGAGTACCAGCGTTGGTTGGGAAATATGATTCCCTCAACGTTACTAGCTTCTCACGATAGTCTTCTTCACTTTCAAACTCAACATTTTCAGCAAGAGAAGCGAGTTTGTCCTTCTGTGAAAGTGCAAGACCTTCAGCGACTTCAGCAAAGATTACATCAGCAACTGACTCGGCTAATCTCCTATTAAGAGCAACATTTCTTTCGATTTGCTCGTTGAGTTTTGCTTCCATTTCATCAAGTTTATCTACCATGCTCTCGATGACATCATATCTATCTTCAGGGATTGTTACATAATGATCTTCAAAAAGACTCTTCATTCCGGCAAGGAATGATTCGGTCATTTCAGTCTTAAGACCGTGCTCAACTGCGAGTGCATTTTCTTGGATCCACTCGTCAGCAACATACTCAAGGTAAGAGTCAACTCTATCGGTCAACTCTTCTTTGATTGAGGATACTTGCTCAATTAAAGACTCTTCATATTGTGATTGAAGTTGCTCTTTTACTTCGGCAACTTTTGCTTTGATAGCAGTTTCAAAAATGGTACGTGCCTTTTCTTGGAACTCTTCAGAAAGCTCTTCACCAGCGAGGAGAGCATTGACATCTTCTTCAATGTCATACTCTTCAGTTGCTTCTTCTACAACTTCTTCCTCTTCAACTTCCAGAGCCTCTTCAGACTCTAGATCTTCTTCGGTTGCTTCCTCTTCCTCGTCATCTGCTTCCTCTGACATTTTTTTCATAGGATCAGCAGACTTGGCACCCTTGTTTACAACATCTTTAACTTGTGAAAGTGTTGCAGCAGGCTCCTTGAGTTTGGCGGAGTCGTCATCCGACTTATAATTTTCTGGAGTAGGACCACCGAGATCTTCCCAATTGCCAGTTTGACCTGGAGTATCCAGACTCAACTTTGGCATTGGATCGGCGGATTTTGCTCCTTTGGTTACTACGTTTTCCATTTCTTGTAAATTGCTACCAACGGACATTTGTTTTAGATCTTTGATATAATCTATATTTATTTATAAATTATAGATTTGAGAGAAAATCGTTGAAAAGATTCAACTTATGCTCTTCAAGTCTTTTTTGATCAACAAGTGTATTAATTCTTCTTTGAGTTTGCTCGGCAAGTTTTTCACGAAGAATACCACCTTCCCAAACCCACTCTTTACCTTCCATAATTCCCTGAACAAAAGCATCAGGAGCAGAAGGATCGGCAACAATATCAGCAGCGGTTGCCAACATAAAATCTTCACCGACAATCTTATGACCTTCATTGGTCATCTTAAGTGAACCAACACCACGAGAAGAAACACCTAGAGTAACTCCTTCACCAATAAGAGATTTGGCAATCTTACCCATTGGAGTTTCTAGAAGTTGTGCCTTACCTCTAAAATTATTTCCTTCGGCAGTAAGAGAAACAATCTTGTGAGAAACACGATCAAGGTTTACTGTTGGACCATCTGGGTGTCCAAGTTCGCCAAGAGCACGACCTTTTTGAATAAAACTTTCATCATATCTCTTTACCTCACGGGAAAGAGTTTCCATAGGATACATTCTGCCATTACGATTACAAATGTTACCTTGAAGGAACACTCCCTCAATGTACATTTTTTTCGTAGATCCTTTTCCTTCTACGATGAATTCTACTTTTTGAATTTCTTCTGTGATGAGTTTCATTTTAGTTTGTGAATGCTACTTTATTTGCTCTAATTGCAGTCGTTGACCAAATAACATCAGATGGTGCTTTTGTTAAAAACTCAACAGTTCCACCTGGAAGTTCAAAGAAATTAGTTGATGCTGCTCCAACTAAAGTGTTAATTCCGACAGTCACAATTCCAGCAGTGTTGTTATATAACCGAACACAAGTTGCATCACTGATACTGCTGGCAGCACCGGCAGTTGTTGCAGTATTAACTTGTGTTGTGACAATCTTTGTAATCATCATTCTTCCTCTGGACTATTTTCTCCAAACATTGATGCTGCCGCAACTGGGCGAAGAGCATCCACTCTCTCACTCGCTTTAGCAAACAAAACTTCTTTAATTCTTCCAGAAATATCTGAAGGAGCAGAGTCCGTTGCAATCAAATCGACAATATCTTCCATGAAAACTTTAATATATGATGTATACTTATTTATATCTCTGCCTTTTTAGTGTCTTTTTGAAGTTGGGCATCAACATCAGCAGATTGGTTTTCAAGATCTGGTTCTTGGGGAACTTCTCCCATTGGACCCATCTCACCACCTGTGGGCAAAGGTTCTCCCGTTATTGGATCTACAGCATTTGGATCTGGAATAATTCCATCTTTAATTTCTTTTTCAATCTGTCCATCAATGTCAATAATTTCCTGATCTGTCTGACGAAGAACTCTTTTACGGACATATTCTACGGAGAAATACTTTCCAATATATGGTTCCATTGTGGCAACCAATCCAAGTCTTTCGTTCATTAATTCAGATTCTTTTAATTCGGCAAATTGATTGTCGTATAAGAAGTCATACTGAATGTGGTCGTTAATTTGATCCCAGTCTTCTGGTGTAATAACATTTTTAAGAATCAGTTGAGTTTTCAACATGTCACTGAACATGTTGGCAAAACGCTTTCTTAAACGACCGACAAATTTTGCGAATTTAAGTTCATCTCTTAAAATCTCTGATGATCTCCCAAGATTAAAACCACCATCATTCGCAATTCTGGATTCTGGAACATTTAGAGATCTATAGAGTTTCTTTTGGAAGTACTCAACATCACTCAATTCTCCAAGATTTTGCCCACCTGGAAGTGTGGTAATTTCAGTTCCTCTACCACCTTCTCTTCTTGGAAGCCAGAAATCTTCAAGCATACTCATATACTTGCGATCATCACGAACTTCACCAGTGTTCGCATCATAAACAAGTTTATTTCTATAACGAGACATAACCTCTTTGAGGTATTGTTCAGCCTTTACTTTGGGAAGATTGCCCACATCAATATAAAAAATTCTTCTTTCTGGGGCTCTTGAAAGTCTGTAAATAACAAGTGAATCCTCAATCATGCGGAGTTGATTGAGAGACTTAATTGCTTTGTGAAGATACGAAAGGCAAGTTCCCTTGTTTCTATCAAAAAGACCAGAAGTTACATAGGTGACTGAATCTTTGGCAATCTTGATTGATCCTTTAGTATTTCCAGCAGATGAAAAAGTTCCAGTTGGATAATTTGGTTTTGGAGTATAGACATAATACTCTTCAATCTCTGGATAAATTTCTTTTCTTACATCAGTTGGACTTTGTAAAGCTACAAGATTATTTTTATTGGACTTCTTTTCCTGCCTTACAAATTTAATTTTCATGGGATCAATATATCTGATCTCTTGAATCCCATCTTGAGGTTTTTTGATATCAATAACTTTAAGATAATAAAGTCTTCCATCAACATACCAGTTTCTAAAAATTTCATGGGACTTTTTATCAAAGTCCATCATTTCTTTAATATGTCTAAATTCTTCTCTAATTTTTGATTTTAACTTATCGCTTGCGTTTACATTTGTGAGTTCAATTTCAACAGGAGAATCATAAAGATCACTGACAATTGCTTCATTCACAATATCTTCTACAGCAGCATCACATTCTGGATGTAATGCCATTTCACGATATCTTCTAATTAAATCAAATTCTGTTCTATAGACACCTTCAATATCTACATATTGACCATAAAAACCAGATTGAATATAATAATCAACCCCGTCCTCATTTGTTTGGGGGACGGGGGATACTACGGAATCCGGTTTTTTGGAGGCATCATCAATAGAAAATCCAAAAAGCTTTGCCATTTTATAAATTTAAAACCGTTTTATCTATTTATCTAATGTTGTCACCACCCGCTCCTGGAGCGGTTCCTCTAATTGCTTCCCACCACTGGACCTGAAGTTCTACAGTGAACTCTTCAATGGTGTCAGTAGTATCGTATGAAAGATCAATTTGAGAAACATTGGTTGGAAAAACATCATGGAATTTATATGATCTCAACTTTTCTCCATCACGATCAAGTTGATGGACATAAGCATCAGCAATGTATGATGTTGGATCAGTCAAACCTTGTGCGGTTTCAACATTATTAATTTTATTCATCCAGTCTTCAAAAGCATGGCGAATAGCGAAGTCAGTATCGTTAATTACGGTTACTGTCCAGGTGTCAAATGTTCTGTCTCCAGCAACTTTTAAAACTCTTCCCCTAAATGCCACATCAATAGGTGTAACATTAGAAGCAGGAAGTGCTGCTGTTTTTACGAGGAAGCGATCTAGATCATTATTTGCTCCAGATAAAGCAATGCCTTGACCTGTTGGAAAGTTGAGTTCAACTTCAAATAGATTGGGTCTAGCACCGCCGCCTTTTAGTCTAGCTTTAAAATCCGAAATTGTTCTTAATGCCATTGTTAGATACCTCTAAAATTAAACGGTTCCGATGATTTCTTCAAACGAGACACCAGATCTGGTGGCAACGAAAGTCAATCCAATGAAGTTAATAGATCTAGCAGGTTTGATGAAGATGTCAGCAACAAATTCATTATTATCTATGACTGCTGCTGTATTGTTGGTCTCATCACAGATGACTCTGAAATCTTGAATACCTCTCTTTGCCTGAACATCGCGGAGGAAAGGATCAACGATGTTTACAAAGTTTGATCTTGTAGTTTCATCGTTGAATTCAAACAGTTGATCTTTAGCAGCAGCGGAGATTGCGTTCTCAAGATAGATGAACAATCTGCGAACATTAATTCTGTCAAATGCGGAAGA